CACCGGTGACTGCGTCCTGCAGCTGCGCGACGTCGACGTCCGGATCCGCGCGGACATACGCCGCGAGCTCGTCCGTCGTGATGTAGTCCGGGGCCCACGCCACGATCAGAAGCCCTGCTTGATGGCCAGCAGGACGACCGAGACCAGGTGGGTGTCAGTCGTGCCGACCCGGGTCGCCCGGAACCGCAGCCACGGCCGCCCGGCCTGCAGCTCGATCGCGACGACGGCCGTCTGTGAGCCGGTGCCGCCGGTCATCGCGCCGTCCGTGACCGCGGTCGCCGGCGTGCCGATGCTGCCCGAGTTGTCCGGAGCGTCCTGGACCGAGAACGAGATCGCGTCGGTGGTGCCCGCGGTCCGGGCGGTGATCACGGCGACCAGGCGATCACCGTGCTGGTAGTTCGCGCCGACCGCGATCTTCACGTCATCCGGCGTACCGAAATCGACGTTCGATGTCGTGGCGGAGTTGATGGACAGGGTCCCGGTCGCGACGACGCGCGGCCGGGAGCGATCACGTGCTGCCATGGCAGGCCTACCTTCCTAGGATGGATGGGTCCGGGGTTGATCAGGCCTTGCCGGAGAACGCGATGTACGCGGACGGCTGCTGCTGCACCGCGTCGGCGCGCGCCCACGCGGAGATCTCCGTCTGCCGGTAGCTCGAACGGTTGTACGGATTGACGACGATCTGCACGTCACGCACCCGGCGGATGACGTAGCCGAGCTGCAGGTTCCCGAACACACCCGCCGCGGTCGCTGCGTCCAGGTCGTAGTCCGGGAACGCCTGGTCGATCGTCACCGGGTAGCCCAGAATCGACTCCACGTCGGTGCCGCCGGCCAGGTTCCGGTTGGTCAGCATCACCGGGTCGCCGTGGCTGTCCTTGATTTTTTCGATCAGGGCCGCGGTGTTGTCGTTGAAAGCCCAGCGGGCGCCGGCGCGGTAGGCCGGGTCGACCGAGTGCTTCCACGTGACCAGGTCGTCGTACGTGATCCCCGTGTTAGCCGCGGCCTGGACCGGCGTTTTGTTCAGCAGGATCCCCTCGGGCTGCTTGACGCCGGTCCCGTTCACCCAGTGGTAGGCCTGGATCCGGGCGATCCGGATAGCGAACAGGCGGGCGATCAGCGCCTCGATATCGAAGTCCGCGTCTTGGATCAGCTCCCACGGGACACGAATCGGGTTCGCGGACGCCCCGGACGTCGCGTAGGTGTACGACGACAGCTGCTTGTCGCCGAAGACCAGGTCGGCGCCCGCGGAGAACGTGCCGTTCTCCTCGACGATCTCACCCTGGTTGCCGGTGTCGTCGATCGTCGGCCACAGCACCGGGTTGCCGGTGCCGGTCGAGTAGATGTCGACGACGTTCGCCAGGCCGCCGAACGCCTTCAGGGCCTCGACCAGCTTGTCGCGCATGGTCGTCGGGACGAGGATGCCGCCCTCGGACGGGACCGACGAGGACTGCTGGGCGAGTGCGTCGCCGGCCAGGAGCACCGCCGATTCCTTGCCGGTCCGCAGGTAGTTCCGGAATGCGCTGCGGTACTCCCGGGTGGTCTGCGGGCCGGAGTCGGCCGAGTCCGGGGCGAACGGCGGTGGCGGAACCGCGGCCGGCCCGTCGTAGGCAGCCTGCCGGGCCCGGATCTCGTTGGAGCGCCGCACCGCGGCCAGCTCGGCTTCGAGCGCCGTGTATTTGCCGATCTCGTCGGCCGTCAGGTTCCGGCCGTCCGCGCTTTCGAGCAATTCGCGCATTTCGCGGTTTACGTCATCAATCGTCCTGGTCGACATGCCCAACCCTTCTAGATGATCTTGTTGGCCCGGGCGCGGGCCCGGATGAGCTGCGTAGCGCGATCCTCGGGCTCGCCGCCGCGAGCAGTCTCGGTCTTCACCGTGTCGGCCAGGCCCACGGCCACGGCCTGCGCGGACGAATACCAGGTCTCGGCCAGCATCGCCGTGCGCCAGCTGGCCGGCGTGCCCTTCCCGGTCCGGTCGGCATATACCGCGGCGATGTCCTGTGACAGGCCGTCGAGCAGCTCGGCCTCGGCGAGCATGTCGCCGGCGTTCCCGATCGCGATCCCCCACGCGTCGTGGATCATCATCCGGCCGGGCTTCGCGATGTGCAGCTCATCCGCGGCCATCGCGATCACGGTGGCCATGCTGGCGGCCATGCCGTCGACGTGGCCGACCTTGCGGGCAGGGTGCTCGCGCAGCGCCTGATACATCGCGACGCCGTGGGAGACGAATCCGCCGGGGGAGTTGATCCGCAGCTGGATCGTCTTCACGTCCAGTGCCGCGAGCTCCCGGGCGAACGTGCCCGAGTCCAGGCCGTCCCACTCGTCGCCGACGATCCCGTGCACATACAGGGTCGCCTCGGCCGGCGTTACCGCGGCAAAGCGGTGTTCGAGGCGCACCCCGCACGCGCCGGCGGCCCGGAGCGCGGCCGCGCCGTACCGGTCGCGCATCCGGGACATGCGCTGCTGCAGCTCGGTGGCGCGCCCGTACATCGCGGCCAGGTCACGCATCGCTGCCCCCGCTGCCCCCGCTGTTGTCCGGGTCGTTGTCCGGGCTGTTGTCCGGGTCGTTGTCCGGGTCGCTGGCCGGCGCCGCGGCCGCCACCGTGAGCGTGTCCCCGCCAGGGACCGGGCCGAGACCGATCCGGGCGCGTGCCTCGTTCAGTGCCATCACGGGCTGCCCCGCCCCTTCGATCATCAGCCGGACCAGGTCCGCGTACGTCGGCCGGGTCAGCTCGGCGAAGTCGGCCTCGACCCGGCGCGGCCGCGCCAGCAGGCGCGACCACACGCCGGTCATGAGATCGGTCCAGCCCTTGAGCGTGTACCGGGACAGGCCCTCGTTCTGCTCGGCCAGCCCGGACCCCCACGACGTGGCCTTACCGGTCTGCATCAGCAGGTGCGGCGGCACGCCGGTCCAGCGCGCCATCTCCTCCACGGAGAACTCGCGGTTCTGCAGAAACTGCGAGTCTGCGGCGGACATCATCCACGGCGTGAAGATCAACTTCCGGTTGAACAGCGGCACCCGGCCCGCGTTCTCCGGGCCGGACGTGGCGTTGTAGATCTGCCGGCGCGCCTCGTCGACCTCGTCCGGCTCCAGGTCTTCCTCGGGCGAGATCATGCCCGCGACCCGCGCGCCGGTGCGGAACTGGTGGTCGGCGGACTTGTCGCCGGCGATCGCCGATGACAGGCCGCGGCGGGCAAGGGTGAGGATCGACATGCCGCGTAGCCCGTCGAGCGACATCCACGAAATCTGTGTCATCTCGCGGGCGTCGACGACCTCTTGCCGGCCCTGGAAAGGACCGTACGTGTAGGTGACCCGGAACCACTTCCCGCCCACCGGCGGAGCCGTGCCCCCGTCTTCCTGCGTCTCGCCGGCCGGGCGGCCCCACGTCACCTGGACGCAGTGCGCCGGGATGATCTCCAGCCGGTAGAGGGTGCCCGCACCGGTCCACCGGTGCCGGTAGAAGACGTCACCGTGCAGGCCAAGCCATAACACGGAGGTCTGCACCCACTGGAACCTCGTGAGCCCGTGCGGGCCGTCCGGCATGTCGAAGACACTCGGGACGACCTTGACGGTGCCGGGCACGGACTCGGACACCGTGCGCAGCGGCAGGCTGCCCAGCGTGTTCGCGAGCAGCATCATGCCGCGGTAGAAAGCCGAGACGCCCAGGGCCTCGTTCGTCCCCACGAACGGGGCCTCGGGGTCCCCCGACCAGATCCAGGCCGGCGGGTCCGCGACAGTCCACGCGCGCGATCCCCCCCCAGGGGCCGGCGCTGCATCAGCATCCGGCGCCGGGTCGCGGCGTCGACTCCACGGCCATCTCACAAGGCAGATGGTAGACCTACCGCACGTAGAATCCGATCATGGAATCGGGGGAGGTCAGACCGGACGTCGGGCCGATGGAGAGCGCGATCGCCGGTGCGCTCGACTCCCGGCCCGCCGCCGGGATCGATCCCCGTGACGGTGGCGCCGTCGCGCTCGCCCGGATGTACGCCCGCCTCATCGACGAGGCCGCGGCCGCGGCGAAGTACGCCGACGCTGTCGAGTGGCTGCGGCACGTCGTCGAGCACGAGATCGGCGACGACCGCACGGCACGCCGGCACCTGAAGACGATCGTCACCGCGCTCGCCGAGCACTCCGTCATGAGCGACCTGGGACCCAAGCTGCAGACCGTGCTGGTCGAGCTGAAGCTGACGCCCCGGGCGCGTGCGCAGGGGAAGGGAGCGCCGGATGCCCCAGCCTCCCCAGCTGCAGCCCGGATGGACCAGCTCCGCGCCCGACGTGATCGGAAGCGCTACCCCACGGATCTGGACTCCGCCTCTTCGTGACCTGGCCGACCCGGACGCCTCCTACGGGTGGGAGGTGATCGAGTTCGCCGCGTTGATCGGGTGGGACCTGGACGAGTGGCAGCGGTGGGCGCTGATCCACATGGGTGAGCTACTGCCGGACGGCAGGCCGCGGTTCCGGACCTTCCTGCTGCTCGTCGCCAGGCAGAACGGCAAGACGCTGCTGATGCGCGTGTTGATCTTGTATTGGATGTTCGTCGACTGTGTGCCGCTGATCCTCGGGACGCACATCGACCGGGACATGGCACGTAAGTCCTGGGCCGACGTGATCAAGATTGCCGAGCGGACGCCGGTCCTCGCCGCGCAGCTGCCGCGCCAGCACAAGCGGGTCACGGTCGGCCAGGAGTCTTTCTGGAACGAATACGAGAGCGTCTACGCGTTCTCGGCGCCGAACGCGTCCGCGGGCCGCGGCGACTCCGTGCACCGGGTACTGATCGACGAGCTGCGCGAGAACCACGACTGGGAGGCGTACGCCGCGGCGTCACACGCGATGTCGACTGTGGACGACGCGCAGCTCATCGCGATCACCAACCAGGGCACGGACAAGAGCATCGTGCTCGACTCGCTGCGCGACGACGCGCTCGCGTACATCGAGACCGGGGAGGGTGACCCGCGGCTCGGGATCGCGGAGTGGTCCGCGCCGAACGGGTCGGCGCCGACCGACCCGGCCGCACTCGCCATGGCAAACCCCAACCTCAACCGGCCGGCGCCGCACGCCATCCAGCTCGACTCGCTCATGGGTGAGGCCACCCGGGCGGCCCGGAAGGGCGGCGAGCAGCTGGCGAAGTTCAAGACCGAGGCGCTGTGCATGCGCGTGCACAGCATGAATCCGGCCATCTCCGAGGAGCGGTGGGAGCTGTGCGGGTCGGACGAGCCGGTCGACATGGCCGCCCACCGGCGCCGGGTCGCGCTGTGCCTGGACGTCGCCCTGGACGGATCGCACGCGGGGATCGTCGCCGCGGTGACGATCGACGGCATCACGTGGCTGGAGCTGGTCGAGACGTGGGTCGGTTTCGGGTGCACACAGTCGCTGCGCCGGGAGCTGCCCGGGATCGTGCACCGGATCC